CCAAGTTTTTTTGGGGACTTGAACTATGAAAAAAAGCCCCCTGCACTGTACACATAACGTAACATAACACAAACCTTATTGCTAAGGTAACTTCACTATGCTGGTTCTGTGATACAACGCAAGTAATACTAGCATTTGCTTACGATATGAATGCAATTCATAGGGATATCATAGAAGTATTCACCATTTGATATCATTCGGTTAGGTACTTCTACTAGCCTATCATCGGTCAGTAGCTCCCCAGCTATACGCATAGCGTGACTGTACTCTGCGTTCCAGATGTAGAACAGGACTCGCATATCCAGCTTGGCAAACTTCTGCTTGCGCTGAGGGATGTGCACTGTAGGCCAAGGGAAGACTGCCCCTTTCCACACGAGCTTGCACTCGCACTCGACGTAGCAAATGTCTTCAATGATAAGGTCAGCGCAGTACTTGTTAGGGTTGTCAATGGCAGTGTATCCCATTCGGGATAGGTACTGCTTGGTTGCTTCTCTGGCGGGGCTGTCCGTCAGGTCAAATAAATCTGAGTCAAATTTTTTATGCTTCATAATTATCTTTGGGTTATGTATACGAGAATAAAGATACAAATATACGTGGTTCACTCGATATCATTTTAAACCGCATTGGTTTAATATGGGTGGATGAAACTACTACTTCTCCTTTCGATTATCTTATTCCCTTTAACTTCACTAGCTGATCCAGCAATAAAAATTCTCTGCGATAGCGGATTAACGCATTCAATTGCACAGGCTAAAACTATATATGCTAACAGCGGTGACCACGTGTTCTATAAGGAGGTAGAAGCAACCGATGGTATGCTTCTGCTCACAGAAGATGGAGTCGTGAAATTTAAATCGGGGAATGGCAATCGAGTTGTTGTAGCAATTGTTAAGAACTACTCGTAGCAATCTTTTGCTCCTTCAGTTCCTTCAGTTCCTTCTCGATCTTGTCGAGGGCCTCGGTCAGCATGAACTCCAGCGTAGCGTGCGTCTTGCCAGTGGTCACTCCCTGCCAGTACTCTAGTTTAATCTTCTTCGATAGGTTCATTAGTTTTGTATTTGATTTGTACGTCTGCTAGGGAGCAGACTTTGTTAAGTGCAGAGCAGTACACCACGCAGTCCCGTGCTTCAGATTCTAGGCGTGCCTGTACCCGCTTTAGTCCGTACGTTACACTGGTGCGGTGCCTGTTGACTAAGCGTGAGATCTCTTCGTGCGTGCAGTTGTGCAGGTGCATTACATATGCAAGTGCATCTCTGGCATACGATGCCCGTCTAGTGCGGGACTTGCCACGAATGATGTTAGGTGTAGTGCCGAACTCTTCGGCTACAATTTCAGTTAGTTTAATTTTGTTTAGCATTATTTTATGATTCCTACGCAGTGATATAGTTTGAAGATTCCACGAACGTCACGTTCGCCTTCTCGATTCTTTGCAACTGAGTATTGCAACTCAGTGTAAGGTCCTTCGGGGTCAACCTTCTTGGCTGACTCGATGTCCCCATTCTTGGGCCACATAAGTATGACTGCGTCTGCGTCATTCTCAATGTCACCAGAGTCCTTGAGGTCGTACAGTGACAGGCCGCTTTCACGCTTGGCACCTTCACGGTTGACCTGTGCTAACAGCAGGATGCCGATCTCCAGCTCCACTGCTATCTGCTTTATCTTGTGAGAGATAGATGAGATACCCTCGGTCTTACCTACGTTCTTCCCGAATGGGATTAGTTGCAGGTAGTCAATGACCACGAGCTTAACTCCGTGCGTACGTACCAGTAGTCTGATCTGACTCCGTAGGTCATCGGCCCCCTTGACTGCGTGCACAGTGTAGATGGGCAGGCCAGACAGTAGTTCATTGGCAGCGTGCACTGACTTAACCTTGGCAGGTGTAGCTACGTTCTCTTCGATCTGGCGTAGGTTGACACCGCTAAGTGTCTGAATCATACGCCTAGCGATTTGCTTCTGTGGCATCTCAAAGGAGAAGATGGCACACGGTACTGACTCAACCTTACTTGCACGTAGTGCAATGTTAATGGCCACGGCTGACTTGCCGCAGGAGGTAGGTGCAGCGATGATACAGACTTCACCTGCTCCGATGCCTCCCATACCTAGCTTCTCGTCTAGGTGCGGGATGTGCGTACGTACTACGTCCTTGATGTAGGTGCCCTCTTGCATCTGCTTGAACTCTTCTTGCAGTAGCTCGACTGAGTTAGAGATCTTCTCAACCCCAGACTCGGTGCCGTTGACTGCACTTAGTTCGCTGTCGATCTGTCCTTGGATCTCGGCTGCATCCATTTGCTCTGATGCGCTGCGCTCGGCTGCCAGCTTGTAGGCTCGGTGCATCCTGCGTAGGTTACTCTTCTCCTTTACTATGCCTGCATAGTTGAGGACTCTGAATGGTGTGTCGGCGGACCCAGCTAGGGCCATTACACCTGCGATGCCCCCGACTTCGTCGAGGCTGTTGTTAGCCTTGAGGCGTTCAACAAGATTGATCTCGTCGATAGGTTGGCCTGCCCCCGATAGCTCAGCTATAGATTGATACGCAAGCTGGTGCCGTAGGGCATAGAAGTCATCGGGCTGTACGATCCCAGAGATACTGTCGTATGCATCTGAGTCATCCCCGAGTAAGCAGCAGGCAATCAATGCCCGCTCTGCTGATAAATTGTTTGGTAGTACTGTGTCTGGTTCTAGTAAGTCGTGTATGTTTGTCATAGTTTTTCATAGTTTATAAATCCCAAGTGCCAGCCACAGGATCGGACTGCAGCTGGCGAGTAGGGTAGTTATGGTTGGCGGTCTTGTCTTTCGATCATACCTAGTGCGATCAATGAATAGCCAATGAGATCTCGGAAGATGTCCTTGGCTTGGTCGCCTTCGGTGCATACGGATAGCTTGCCTTCATTGCAGTAAGCCTTAGCTCGCTGGAATTTGTCAGCCATGCGTACGCATATACCAGTGAGGGGATCTACACCGAACTCCAAGCTTTCATCGAAGTTCGCAAAGGGGTTGCTGTTTTCTGAGCCTCCCGTGTAGTCACTGTTCTTACGACCAGTCATTTCCAGAATGGAAACAACTTCATCGTGGCGGAATTTCTCCCACCATACCTTATCAAAGTCTAGCATCTAGAAGCTGATAGGATCGTCGCTCATTGGGGCAACTCCAGATGAAACTACGTCTGGCTTTGCTTCCTTCGGGTCGAACGCTACAGACAAAAAAGCTTTGCCTGCCTTGCTGGTTTTCTTCCAGCCCTTGAACCAGTACTCCTTGCCGTCAACTTCGCAAGAGCCAGTGAGATCAGGGTGAGTCTCCTTCTCCTTACGATCGTTAGGGAAGAGTGCACCACTGTTGTTGTTGTCGTATGTTTTTGTTTCCATTATATTAACCCATCCAGGGTTTGTGTTTTCTTTTTGTAGGAAGGTTCGCCCTTCCCGTGAGTGTTTGTTGCATCGGGATCTTTGGTATCGTCGATGCATAGTAGGCCGTTAAGAGCGTACTTACGTGCGTAGGAGGAGGCCGAGCCAGTAATCTGGGCATCGTCCATTCCCTTCTTGGTAAGAGCCTCACGAGCAAAGCCAGTGGAACGGGCAAGTGGCTCGCAGTCCTTGTCATCCAACCATAGAGTTGCTGTCGCCTGTACGTATACACGTCCCTCTACGCCAACAATGTCATCGCTGATAATGAGTGACACCTTGTGCTTCTGTAGCAGGGGCTTAACCGCACTGAGGATATCCTCGGCTGATCGGTACGAGTAGTTGCCGAAGTTATTCTTCTGGCCTTTAGGAGCCTTAAGCTCCGACTGTATCTGTTGTAATATGCTCATATGTTTTTTTGTTATGTGTTATTGGTTATTGGTTAGGTGCACTGCTTGATAAAAGCAGTACGAAAATACTGTGTGCGCTCGGCTGCATTCTTGCAAGAGTTAATATCATTTTCTTCGCATTTCATGTGCAATAATATCTCGGTCTGTCTGGCCTTTGGCAATCTACTAAAGCGTTTGCACTTCTGTGTCAGCCCGACTGGGTGCATCACATCTGTCCTAGCATTCTCTAGGTAGTCTGCTAGGGCACGTAGTGCATCTGGCAGTGAGACCTTTGAATTGTTCTGCCCGAATCTCTTCCAAGAGTTTTCAATCTTACCAGCCCAAGCGTTACTCTGTCTGTGCAGTACGCCACGTATCAGTCCAGTATCGTGGCAGTGATCGACCACTGCGTCATTGCACTTGCACTTAAAGATGGGGCACTTGCTCGGCAGGTTGTCCTGCCTCCACTGCTTGATCTTGCTGCTTGGTAGGTATTTCATTTACGCTTAGTATTTGCACGTAGGCTTTACGCTTAGTTGTTGTGAAGCCGCCTCTGTCTGGCTTCTTGGGTGCGAAAAGTTTGAGTGCAGCCTCGGCCGTGTGAGCGTGCTTGATTGCACTACTGACGAATCCCTTAGGCATATCCCTCTGCTTGTATCGGATTTCAAATACCATTCCTAGATGTCTGTGTATACCAATGAGAAACCCCCGTACATATGCAGCGGTACAATGTTGTACTCGACCCACTCGATGGCCTCGTCGTACTGCATCTCATCCCGTGTAACGAATACGTCTACGATTAGTTCGTAGCTGTAGCACAGGTGCCCAGTGTCGGTGATGCCCAGCACTGCTGAGTCAAGTCCTTCCAGTTTGATTGCATCGTCTTGTAAAAAGTACCCGCAGTCATCCCAGTCAATTGGGTATAAGTCTTTCACTTCTGCATCCTCTTGTTCCAGTAAAGTTTTGCCATCAGCTTGGCGTTGGCGATGCCCTGCTTCACGTCCTTTGTATTCCAGACGTGGTGCCAGTGCTTCTTGGTCTCGCAGTCAATAATTACTGACCTGCACTCTGGCGTGTAAGGTAGGTCGTGCTGCTTCTGCACGATGAAAGCTTCGATGGCTAACTGCTCGCAGTCCTTGTCGTATACCTTGGCCTTGCCCTTGGTATTGGTGCGGCACTTGTAGTCCGCTAGGAATAGCTTACCTTCGTTGTCATAGCCAATGAAGTCTACGCTTCCTGCGATCTTGATAAGCTTGTCTGCCACTACGCATTCGGTGGCAATCGGTTTGACTTCGCAGGCTTGCATCCACTCTAGGAATGGTGCCGCCCACTCTTGGTATGGCGACTCCCCGATCTCGTGCCCGTGAAGCTGTGCCTGTATTAAATCTTCGATACGTGCGTGCACNGCNGTGCCAAATTCAGAGGATGGTATCAATGATCCATCGGTAGGGTGCTTGCGCATCCCGTAGCATAGGCGTTCGATCTCCCGCCAGTGCAGGTAAGGGTGCTCACGTCCCAGTTCGACCATCTTGCTTGGCTTGTAGATGCTGTCTAGAAATTCATCCTTGCAGATGCCAAGTACGGTAGTAACGGACGGAAAAATAGCACGGACTTTGCGAGCCTGTGCTACGGTAGTGATGTCATCCCGAAGGAAGGCATCCAGTGTGTCATTGCAGTCATAGAAGTGAGCCATCCAGAGATTGAATGGCTCACCTTATGACCTGTCAATTATAATTCGTCTGCGTCCATGTCCATCAAGTAGTTGACGGCATCCCGCAGAGAAGTAGTNGGNATTACTTCGTCGATCCTGTCCTCGAATGAGTACGTCTCGACCACGTTGAAGTTCCCGTCTACGTCTGTGTTGAACACGATGTGCAGGTGCTTCTCTTGAATGAAGTTNAGGATCTCTTCTGCGCTGCGCTGTGGTAGCGACTGCGGGTGCACGAAGTACTTGTCTCCGTCATCGAGGTCAACGACAAGGCAGTCATCGAATCGGTTGAGGCTATTAAGGCGTTGAACCATTACGTCCTGCCCGAGTTTGTTGGCTACCCCTGCTGGGTAGGTGTTGATCAGTATTTGTTCCATAGTATTATTGTTGGTTGTTAGGTTTGTACTCGATGAACTGTTCGTCATCCTCAAGGTAGAAGCCGTCATTGAATAGGTCAACGACTGATTCGGCTGCGTATATAACGTCTTGCTCGACTGGTATTCCTTTCCTTACT